TGCTGATTTCTATAAGATTAATCCTACTCAAGCTGGTTTAAAAGCAGTCGAATTGTATGCAGATAAAGTGAGGCTCAATGAATTATGAGATTAAAAGAGTTGATGTTGATAGTCTTGTGGAGTTTCCGGACAATCCTAGGACTAGCAATCTTGATGGTATTAAAGAATCTATAAAGAAGCATGGGCAATACAGACCTCTTACTGTAAATAAAAATAATAATCAAATACTTACCGGTAATCACACATGGTTAGCCATGAAAGAACTTGGTATTAAAGATTGTGCAGTTATGTTTGTAGATGTTGATGACCTTACTGCTAAAAAAATAGTATTAGTTGACAATAGGGCTAATGAACTTGCAACTTATGACAAAGAAGTTATGGTTGATTTGCTTACAGAGTTTATGGAGCTGGGTAAATTGTTAGGCACTGGTTATTCTGCTGATGAAGTTGATGACATTCTTGCTGGTCTTGATGAAGTAAGTATTACAGACTTTGAAGAGTTTCAAGGTGGATATGCATTATCTGATGAGGAACTTGCTGAGGTTGAATCTAAAGTTCAATCTAGTCCAAGTGCAAAAACTAAAGAAAAGATGCACGAAGTTATATTGGCTTTGGTTGAATCTGATTATAAAAGATACCACAACAATATTGGTGTAATTCAAAAGGGTACTGAACTTACTGGTACTGATGCTTTATATACTGCGGTGTTAAATATTGCAGATGATATACGATATGGAGATGGTAAAAGACCTAATATCTTCGACAAACTATTTGGTAAATGAAACTTGTAATACCTACATACAATAGAGCTGAAACTATAAACACAATAAATCTTGAAGTATTTAAACAATACGAAACTTATTTATTATTTCATAGTGAGGAACAAAAACTTAAATACATTTATGCAAATGATTTAACTGGTTTAAATCTTGTAGTTGGTGTTGAATCTAGTACTGATGGCACTGCTAAGGCAAGAAACATTGAATGGTTTATAGATAATTACATTGATGATGGCGAGTGGTTTATATTTGCTGATGACAATATTTCATCTGTCGCTGGTTTAGTTGATGAGAACATGTGGCAACAGGAATTTATTAATGAAGTTGATAAAGATTGGTTTGGTTTTTACAGTCCAGAATTGTTTAATACTAGAATCTTTGAACTAATTGATAAAGCTGAAGATGTTAATGCACACATGATTGGTTTTCAAACAAGTAAAAATTATTTTTATGCACATCGTAAATATAGGTATCGTGGTTATGTCATTGGTAAATTATATCTTTGGAAAAAAGACAAGAACTTTGTATGGGATAAGCCATTTGTACCCATGGAAGATTTTCATATATCAATAATGCACTTATTAAATTATGGTTGTGTTTTGTTATGTGATTACATGTGGGCA